AAGATGTTTTTAATGATTTCATCTTCGGATTGAAGTTTGTTAGCAAAAGAATTTAATATGTTTGTATTGGAACCAGTTTCATTCAAGAAATCATTTACTGTTTGCACATCAATTCTGAATTGAATGTTCAAGTCAGAAACTTGTGTGTTTTTAACTTGTGTGTTTAACACAACGTCTGTACTAAATTGTTGAACAAAACCAGAAAATATCTCATATGACAACAAAATCATTCCTGTCATTGACAAGCCATTAAATCTTGTTGTTGTGGAACCTACTGCCAAATGTAATGATTCATTGTTTAAACTACATTCATTAAACAACAGTTTGGCAAAAGAATTAACACTCTTGAAAAGATTTGGACCACATCTAGAATCTTTTAAAGCATCTCCCAGTGTTGTAAATTGTTCCAAAGCAACACTAATATTTGATCGCAAATAATTTGTTTGGGTAGCATTTGTGTTGTTTAAATTTGGTGAAGCCAAAATAGCTTTTTCAAAAAGTTCTTTAACCAAATTAACTTGGGCTGCAAACAAAGAATCTATGTTTGTTTCTGTAATAGGATTCGTGCCAAGATTAGAAAGTTCTCTAAATATAAAATCACGATATTGATTTATTGTTACTGTTGTAACTCTGTTAACGTTTCTTTCTGTGTAAAGAATCAACAAAAGCAAAAGCTTATATGTTTCATACTTTAGTCTTGTATTTCCAATACCAAGCAAAAACAAAGAATAAATCAACAAACTTGTTGAGTCGCTATTTGTTCCATTGTTTCTGAATTGTGATTGACAACCTTGAAACAATAAAGCAGCCGTTTTTAGCAAATTGTTTTGAGACAGGTTTTTAGTTGATTGTTCTAACAATAACTTGTCATATACGCTTCTTGCATTGGTATAAACAGTGCTAAAGTTATCACGATATGATTGATAATTTACTGGATTGTTGTTAAGAATACCATCACCGAAATATTCACTTCCCGGCACAAAAATGGTTTCACCATCGCCAGATACTTGTCGGGCTTCAAAAGGTAGCACAACTGCATTACCTTCAATCTTTTGATAAAACAATGAACTTAAACTGTTTACTCCGTTTGGAGAAACGAATATGTCTGTAGGAACAACACCATTAACAGAAACAAATGGATCGCCACTATCTCCAAAACCAAAAAAAGTAATTTCGTTTGTTAATAAATCTGGTATTCCTAAACCATAAGAAACTCTGAATTCTTTTGACAACAAATTAATTAGAAATTTAATTCTATTACCATTTTCAACAGGCAAAGCATTGAGTATGTTGTTGTAATCCGTGTAACTTCTAACGTAAACTCTGGAGATGCTGCTTGGCGTGTAATTTAAACTTGTTCCATAAGTTTTGTCGATTGTTATTGGATCAACTACACTTCCCGGCAATGCATTCACTGGAGATTGTTTGCGTTCTAAGTCTTGAAAATTGTCTAACAAATTAAAAGAACACAATGAAATGATGTTCGACAAGTCTGCAATTAGTTGATACATCAATTTTGTGTCTGCAAAGCTGTTATAAGCTTCTCCAGAAAACAACATTCTGTTTGTAAAAAACTGTGGTAGTTTTAATAAAGGTGCAATAGGTTCAGTTGTTCTTTCACTTCCTAAAACACTTTTAACATTTAAAACACTTTTAACTTCAGTAAACTTAGTTACTAGCTGATCTAAGATTGAAACAGTTGTTTGTGTTTCATTCAATGAAGTTCTTATGTTGCTGTTGATTGCTGTTAGTATTGGTCCAAGAGATTGTTGATTCTGACTAGCCAACACGTAACGTCTTAGGGTGTCCCTTAAAGTGCTTGCTTTGTAAAGATCGGACAAATAAACACCAAAGTCTGTATAACCTGTGTTACTTGTTTGATAAATTGGTTTATAATTGGTTGTTGCCAATAGATCAGGTCGAATGTTTGCAGTTGTTCTAATGGTTATACCATTTCTTCTTTGAAAGTTTTCCAATGGCAAAGTTGGTTCTCTTGGAAGCTTTTTTTGCTCATCAAATGAAACATTATTGCTTGGAATACTTACGGGGTTCGGAGCAGGTAAGAAAAAGGTACCTTGAAGTGCAGCTAATGGATTTATGATAGTAGCAACTGGTGCATTAATCACAGTTGCTGGATTTATATTTGTAAGGGCAACAGGCGCAACAGTTGCAATTTGTTGGCTTGGAGAAGTATTGCCTGTTGGTGTTGTGGCTACAGGAGCTACAACTGACACTACTGGCGTAATTGCTACTTGACCAAAAGAAAGATTTGTGTTGTTTCTTGTTGCTCCCATTATATCACCACTTCATTGCTAACATAGTCTGCGCTAAGTGTCATATCAAAAAACTGTATTGTTACAATGTATTGATAAACACCAGTATCTGTTGGACGTATTGAATCAACAAAACCATAATTGTTTTGTACGTTTATTCCATGAGCTTTACCGATAAGATCAATTTTACCAGTAAAATTATTTTGTCTGCGAATAATAAAATGACTGATCTTTGTTTGATCACCATCAACAGACCAACTTAGTTGAATATTATCTTTGTTAAATTTTAAAGCTTGCAAAGATGTAACGGATGCAATTGGAGGAACTAAATCAACATAAACATATGATATATTTGTTACTTCTCCAAATTCCAATTGATTATATCCAGTTGCTGTAACAAACTCATTACCATTGTTTTTCGGAACTGTTCCTGTTAATAATCCTTCTGGATGCCTTACGTTAAATGGCAAGTAACTATACTCTGGTTGAGTTGGTAATCTTAAAGCAACGTTGCTTGTAGATGGTCTTGGTTGAGATTTACCTGTTTGTACATTACCTTGCAATGAAGTAGTTGGATGCCTTATGTAAGTTGTTAACTCATAAACATAACGAGATTGTTTTTTAATTGGTCCAAACTTTGTTTGGCTTTGAATAAATGTGCCATCAGTAAAGGCAATAAAATAATTGTCATTAGTTTCTAAATCACGTAGTTCTACCTTGGTTACCAACATCTGTTGCAAATCATTTGCTATAATGTCTTGACCATAATATTGAATTAAATTCTGATTAGTTAATAAGTTGCGAACGTTTTGTTCTAATCCCGGTACAATAGCGTATGAAATATCGAATGTTACATCCCAGTTCAACGAAGAATTAAAACCAGCAGGTAATATGGTTGTTACAGGTTCCGTAACAGTTACAGTTGTATTGCCAGCTACTTGAGGACGATAACTTAATTCTATCAATCCTGTGGAATCTAATTCGTTTCCATAAATGTCCAAAACTGTTGCTCGATAACGATAGTTTTTCTGTGTGTCTAAAACAGAATCTAAATAAGCAAAAGCATTGTTTTTACCCATTCCCCCAACATTAAAAGTTGTTAGCAACTCTTCTATGTCTGGTGAGATAGTAATGTTGGTTTTATACAACTTAATCCAAGCAATTTCATTTGGAATATTTGTTGCAGTAACCTTTAAACCTTGATCAACATACTGATAATTCAAAGTTAAAAATATGTTGTTGTTTGTTATATCTTCGTTTGGTGGATTAATTTGAATTACTTGACTTGAAAAATCAGTGCTTGTGTCAATTCCATTGTAACTTAAAGCACGAAAAAGCAATAAACCAAAGTTGTTGTTTTCAACTAAAAAGGTTTCTGTTTGTTGATATCCTACTTGGAATTTTCCTACCAAGTTTTGTGTTGAATTTATTACTGATTCGCTTTGGTTATAAACAGTTTGATAAACCAATATACCAGAAGCATTACGATCTTTTTGAGTAAAAACAAAAGCTAACTGCCCATTTGTTTTCTGATACACTTGAAAAGCTGGTGGTATTCTTGGTTTTTCAAAAAAAGAAACGTTTGTTGCGTTGTCAACAAACTCAGTGAATTCTTGCAATATGTTGTTTTTGTCATCATAAATGGTACATAAAACATAAAAGTTGTTTGTTCCAACTTTTTCTTTTTCAAAATTTATTGAAAATCGAACAGGAATTTCTTCTTGTTCTGCAATCATATAAACCTTATAGTTTGGTGGTTCTTCTTTTTGCTTTTGATTGTTACTTGAAAGTAACTCACTAGCTATTGTGTTTAACTGTTCATTAAACAGTGGGCTACTGGATGCAACTCCTAAAACACCATTGTTTGTGTCAAAAGCAGTATTTGTTGCATATGTTCTAACAATTGCTTGTGCTGGATCTGTTTTTTCTTCTTTAAGGAAATTTAAGCTGATTTGTGAAATGGTTCTATCAGCATCTAGTGGTTTTCTGTTTATGTTATTGCTGTTTGTTGCAACAGAATAAAGTTCATCTGAAACTGTTTCATCATTAACTGTTGCGTACCCAATTCCATTATTGTTTTTCTCTACCAAGTCTAGTAATGAAAAACTACTGATTGTTAAATACTTTGTTCTTACACTCATAATTTGAGATGTATTAACAATTGCTTGGCTTTGAATTTTAGAAATAATACTTAAAGGATTTTGTTCAAGCACTGTGCTTGTTTTGTCTTTGGAAAAGATTGACGGAGAAACAATGTTCAAAGGATCGTTGTAATAAGTTCTAACAACTAAGCTAACAGCATTAGCGTTTGAAACTGCTGACTTATTAACATTTAACTCAAGTGTGTATTGATATGCAGCCTCAGTTATTTGTTCTAAAGAAGCAAAATTTCTTGCAGGACTAGCAATTATGTTTGTTGTAGATGTTATCTGCACTGTTTTCTCAACTTGGTTATAAGTAGTAACTTATGCCTTTTGAGAACAATTATGAACAAGTATAATACTATTGGAATACTAAGGTACAAATGTTGAAATATTTGTCAGTGCCAGTTGAATCTTTCATTACTTTACCAACAAAGTATACATGAATACGTGTGGTGTTTGTAACAACATCTGGATTCAATGGTTGTGGTTGTGGCTCATCTGGGAACAATGGTGGATCTGTTTTTCGTATGGTGAACACTCCGAAATCAATTACATCAAGTTTGGTTATATACCCATCACCAATTTCAAACATCTGCCCAACAATTCGGTTAGTAATACTTGTTTCGTTAAAATAAACTGTTTGCTTTTGCAACGGTCTTGATTCGGTAACAGTACCATTTTGAACTACATTGTTCAAAAACTCGTTTTTTAAATCACTGTATGTTATTATTTGTTTATTGCCATTGATCGCAGATCTATAATCACCTAAAGAAGATGTTACTGTGTTTGGGGAGCGTTTGTTAATCGGTGGCAACAACTTAAAATTATCAACGTGTGACAATCTTCTATCGTTATATAAAGCTTCTGTGGCATCTAATTGTCCAGTTTCAACATATCCCGGCATCATGTTATCGAACAATCTAAACTGACTGCTTGTAGTGCTTAACTTGAATTCATCTCGGTTCGTGTACAATAAATCTGGACTTTTTAAAATCATCAACTTACGAAAGTTGTTTGCACTATCATTGATAATACTTGTTGCTAATGAAGTAAAAGCGTTTGACGCCGATAAAACTGCCGGTGTTCCTTGTTCCCAACCTTTCACCAATTGTCCAGATATAACACGAATTGTTCCTTGGGAAGAACTAAAATAGTTGTTATTTCCCATAACAGCTAATGCACCTGTGTCATCAGCTTCGTAAGATACTTGATCTTGTGGTAATGGAAAAGCTTCAAACGTTATTAAAGTAGCTATGTTGTCTGTTGGTGCTGTACCAGAAACAAAAGTATCCAAGGGAGAATACACAGCACTTGAATCAGAAAAAGAATAATAAGCAGGTACAAATTTACCTGTGCCGAGTTGTCTACGTCCTTCATCCGTAAGAATCGTATCCATCAAACGTTTTTTCTGATCGAGTAAACCCATTAGATTTTAATCCTTATTCTTATATAGTTGCTTTTATTTCGCTCTTGGGTCATTATCAAACCAAGGTTGAGAAGCTCGATAATAACTGTCATATATTCCAGAACCATATGGATTTACACCGTATGCTGCTTGAACATTTGTTCCGTTATAGATTGAAGCAGATAACCATTCATCACTTTCTCCAGATAACGCAGAGCCAGATATAAATGCTATACCACTATCCAATGGTCCACCAGCAGCAGGATTGTTATAGGTTTGAGTGTAAGGTCTTCCTTCAAGCATATCTCTAAATTGCCCATATCTGTTTTGACGAAACACGCAAGAAAATTTGGTTGGTAATGCATTATAGAGCCCATATTTCCAACCTTCTGCTTGATATGCTTCAGTGTTCACTAGAGTATAGTCACCAATCGTTCCAGACACAGAAAACAAAAATGAAGGGTTGTTACCAAAAATAAAACTATTACTTGAGCGATCATCAAGTATTAAAGGACCAAAAAAATAATTGACAGGTGTTCCATTTGGAGGTAAACAAGGTTGATTGTAATCGAAAAAAACTTTTGTTGTTACACCACTTACTGTTGTTTCTGCTAAAATAATTTGGTAGTTATAAACATTTGGGATAACTACTGGATTTGTATAAGTGAATATGTTTGAGTACAATAAGTCAAGAAAATAAGAATATTTGAGGTCATATAAATTTATTTCTGTTTTTCTTGCTTGAAAATATTTCTTTTCAAACGGAAAAGAAAAATTCCATTCTGTATTGTTTATTCTCTCACCGTTGCTTCCTGTTACTGTTGCACCATCTCTGGAAAAGAGAAGAGCATATGTTGATAATCCATTCAGTATATTTGGATTATTAGACATGCTAAGAATACTTCCCGTGCCAGAAATAAACCCTTGAGTATATAAGTCTACTACATTTGGAACTATCGTGTCTTGAATAGTTTGCGTAGAACTTGCAATTCTTACGTATCTAACTTCTCCACTTCGTAAAAATGGATTTTGAGATTGAAAAAGGAATTTACTATAAACAGTTGCAGTACGAGATTCATTAGAACCACTTACCACACTTCCAGAAACAACACGATCCCATGATGTATCTCCAATAGCAGGTTTTGGATTACCAACAAGAATGTTGTCTGAATAGCTTTTGTAATAAGAGAATCTGTTTTCTACATCATATTGAGGCATAACGTTAACTATTCTCCTATCACTTCATGAATACTTGTTGAAGAAACTAATTGATTTAATGTGTCATGATATTCTTCAAGTTGATTTGTTTCTGGGTTAAGTCTTAACGTTGATCCGTAAAGAATGATTTTGTTTATACCTTGTGGAGAAAAAACAAATGTATTTGAAGCAATATTGTTTGTGTTTTGATATGGAAGTTGAAAGCCGAAAGTTAATTTGTCTGTTGGTAGAAGGATGTAAGGGTTTGGTTTTGTGTATTTATTGTTTATGTTTACTGCTGCCGTTCCCAAGCCAATTGAAAATGTACCTTGCCTTATGATTTGTGGATTTTCAAAAGAATTATCCCATTCTCTACCGTTTACCTCATAATATTGATTTCTCCCAGAAAGAGATAGCTTTTGTTCCAAAGCCATATAATAGCTTCCTAATGCACCAGAAAAAGAAGTTATCAATCCAGAATCATATGATAGTGGTGACTTCACTGAACTACTTGCAGCAAACTGAAAAGAACCTGTTTCTCCAATTGTAATACCCGACCATGCACTAATTAATTGTTCTCTTTGAAGATAACCACCCAAGTCTCTTGAAGTGCTTAAACATATTTGTATTGAATCTATCACATCCAATATATTACCATTCAATATAGAAGAAGTTGTAAATTGGCTGTAGGAATTTGTACTACCCGTCAAATAGTTTATGTTTTGTGATTTCGATTGAGAACCGGATATGATGTTTCTTGAATTTAATAAAAAGAAAGTCCATGTAGCAGTTGGGTTGCTAGCAACAGCAGAAAATGCAACTGCACCACTTAACTCTAAAACAATTTTTTCTAGCAAAAATGGTTCCGATATTAAGTTTGCAGCTAAGATTTGTTGTGAACTTGTTGGTTGAAATTTTGGATGATATGGAAATCCATATATATTAGTTTGCCTTCCATACAAGTTAAATTGTTCTCCGTTAGTTAAGCCGGTTATTGTGCCCCCACCATCAATTGAATAATTGAACCCAAAAGTTTGCTCGTCTAAAGCCTTCTTTAACCCGTTTAAGTTTCCACTATAGCTATCAATACCTTTTCCTGTTCCAATCCCTTCATAAAGCTTTGTAATCGGATTCCAGTAACCCATTGGATAACTTCCAACACTTGCGCTCTTATACAGAGTAAAAGTTTGTTCCACTGCTGGCGTTATATCAATTTCTATCTTATTCTTGCTCCAAAGAGGTTGTTGAAAGCCTAGTCCTGTTGTTTCAACCAAACTTCCTGTTGCAAAAAACTCATAGTTCGAACTTGTTACATTCGATATCTTTGCATCAACTTCTGGATTTGCGAAGTCTTCAAAAGGCTCAATATCTTGACCGGGAGTGAATGTCACAAAAATATCTGACACACCTTTTTTCATGCTACCAGAAGCAACAATAGGTTGATTAACAATCGCAGACCCAGAGAAATAAGGTTGTTTGTATAAATCTGATTTAGCTTCTGTGGATAAATCAACATTAATAGCTTGAGGAGTCATTACTAGTGGATATACAATACCACTTACATCAATAGAAGCAGTTGAACTGCCTGCTCCCATATAAAACAAAACAACATCGCCGGGAGCACTGCCAGTTACTTGAACAGATGTGTTTGTTATAACTGAAATACTAGAAGATATGTTTGCTTGATTGTTCGTATAAAAATCATAAAATGTAACATAATTTTCTGTTGGTGCAGAACCAAAATCAGAAAAAGTAATGTCAGCAGTGTTTGGATAGCCAAGAATATTATTGGTATCAAAAACCGCACCATTTACAACAACCAAAGAATATTGATTTGTATACCTTGGCGATCTTAAAACGTTGACGGGATTTCCCGGCGAAGACTGAAAAAGTGCTCGGTAAACAATTGTTCCTTCAAACGGAGCAGAAAATTTAATTGTCATTCCACTAAATGACAAAACATCAATAAACGCATTAACTGTTGGAGTGTTCGGATTAGGAGTTAATTCTGTTAATACAACAAAAGGAGTTCCAGAAAACAAATAATCAAATGCAATAGGATTTGATTGGTTAACTGGATTGCCGAGAGAACCAATGGTAACAACTTTTTCTTCATATTCTGGGTAAGTTGTTACTGATATTCCAACGTTTGAAACAGGTTGATTAAATTGCACAACCTTGTTGTCATTGAAAAACACAGGATAACGACCTGTACGATTATCGCTTGATGTTCTCCAAATTGTTGGAAAGCTACCTGTAGTATCTTGTCTTTGTGACAATAATACTTTGGGTGGTAATCCTCTAGCTCTTGTTCCTTTAAGCGTTCTTGCCATGTTATTATTTATCCCCGAAGATATCCACCAAATGCAATTGAGTCCGTACCATATAATGAACTGTTTCCACCGTAATAGGTAAATCCAGCGGTTGCACTTTTTTGATCTCTGGTTTGCAAGTTTGAATCAGTTATCTCATAATTGTTTGAATAAAAAGGTTGAACAATTCCTGTGCTGGTGGTTACAGGAACATTTAACAAATCTGTAGCATTTAACAATTCTGGAAAATATGCGCCAAGTGGCTGATCAACCCAAGGTTCTATTTTTGAATACACTGTTGGTCCAAAAATAGCATTTGGCTTTATATCAACACTGTTAGATACAATTCCATTACTTCCAGAAAACAAAATGTAATTGGCATCACTTTCCAAGAAAGCTCTTGTTGTTGTTAACTGGGTACGGTACTGTAGTTGTTCTAATATGGTGTTTCCATACCTTCTTTCATCACCGTAGTTTCCTGTTTCAAGAAATGCGTAAATGCCTGTTACTAATTCTTGAGATGATTCGTTTGTTTGTAATCTTTCTGGAATTGTTAAGGGCTCAATTATTGATTCTTTTTGAAATTGTGGACCGCCATTTAGATGAATGGGAAATACTTGATCAGCAGCAATAGTTCCTTCAACCAATCCACTTGTTTGTTGTAAATAAAGAGCTGTTCTGTTTAAGCGTGAACTGCCATTTAAAATGGTTCCTTCAACACCAGCGATTTGATCATTGAACACTGGGTTGCATGTAAATTGAATAAAGTCTCCAGCTTGGCCGTATGTTATAAATGTGGATTGATGTGTTAACTCACCATTTGGTTTAACTTCCATTGCTTGTGAGCCATCTTCAAATACAATTTTAAGTTGCATTGTATCATAAATGTCACCAATCGTTCTAAGATTAACACCTTCACGAAAGGTATCAATAGGTTTTGTATCAATACCGCCAGAAACAGTTAAGTTACGATTGGTTTTACCATAATAGTTTGCAGTATCATTAAAAGGCTGAAAGCACGAATCAGTAACCCAGTATGGCATTTTAGTATTTCCTTAACAGTCCTGTAAAAAGTTGCAGCAAAAGCACTTCTTTTTGACGGTTTCTGTTGTTTTCTCCAATATAGATATCTTCACAGTGATATTCAACTTTTGGTCTTTCTAGCATGTGAGATTGAATCACATAGTTAATACCTTTGTATCTTGTTTTTCTTGGAATAAGTTGTTCGATAAACTTACCCATGTTTGTATTAAACCATGTATAAAAATCAAAGAAACCTTTGATGTTCATTTTTTGTGTTAAACGATTAAAGTAGATTTCTTGCAAAGAATCCAAACCGGGATAATCTTGTGAGAACATCATGTTTGGATCACCAAGAATGTTGTTGAATATGTTCAATGAAGAAAACATTTCAATCATGTCTTGGTTCAAAGAATCAACAATTGAAAAATCAATGCTAAATTTACCATTGTCTTCTGGTGTTTGTTCTTGTTGTATCTCGTATACTGGAGCTTCTTGAGAATATTGAGCTTCGTCATTTAAAACATTGTCTAGGTTTTGATAGCTGCGAACACGAACTTTTTCATTCGTTACAGCTTCATCAAAATTTGGTGAGATAAATGAGTAGTAAAAACGTTCTGGTAAAAGAACGCTGCTTGTGGTTGCAAACAAACTACCTGTTGCAAACAAGTTGTTTTGTGAAAAATCAAACAAAGTTATGTTGCCGCTTCCGTCAGTTTGAGAAATTTCTTGGTCCATAGACCAATCGCCACGTAACTTTTCAAATGAACCACTTCTGAAGTTTTCAAAGTTAAAGTTTACTAATGGGTCTTGAACACCATGAGATCTAAAGTCTTTAACGTGTTCACGCCATTCATTTAATGTTAAATCTTTACTCCACCAACGAACTTGGGACACTCGACCATCAAAAGTTTGTAAAGCATTTTCATTCACAAATTGATTGTTGGCAGCAATAGTTGTGCTTCCACTACCAATAGAAATAAATGAACCACTGATGTTTGTTGTGTTAATAACCTGCCAAACGTTTGTTCCAGCATTATCAAAATAATAAGAAGAAGTTGTATATTCTTCAACAATACTTCCAAGGTTGTTTCTAGCAACACGTAAGAAATAAGATGAAGATACTTGATTGATTGCATCACCTCTTGTTCTACCAAATGATACATTCCATGTTTGGCCATTGGTAATATCTGGTTCAGCAATACTCATTGTTAAAGCTGGAACTGTTATGGATGCTATTGGTTTAACATAAAGCGTTAATCCTGACCCAGAAACAAAATACAAGTTAGCCAATACGTTTTCTATGTTTGCTGACCCAGAAGACATTATACGCACAAGGCTTTGTATAGAACTTGTTGTTGCTAAACCGGGGAATGCATATATTCCTTCATAAGTCCATGAACCACTGGTAAACAAACCATCATTGACGTTTGTTGTTCCTATGTTATGTCCAGTAACAGGATCAACAACAAAAGAACCAACAGGCTGTGGATACCCCGGTTCAATTCTACTTCCAGAAAGATATGGTGTTTTAAAATAACCACCGTTTCTGAAATTTAACATCAAAGCAATTTCATTTCTTGATTCACGCAAACTATTCAAAGTTCTGCGTGTTGGTCCACCATATTCTTTGAATCTAAAGATGTTGTCACCTTCGATACCAACAGATCTCAACAAAGCTTTAATACTATGAATAGTACCTTTGCTTTTAAGAATATCGTTTGCGTTGATTAATATTCTACGCCAGATTTGATTTTGTAGGTATTGAAGTGTGTACTCACTGTTAACAATAGTTGGTGTTACATTTGTGCCATTGATAAATTGATCAATGTCAGAACCAATAAACAATGGTGGAAGATCTAAACCATAGAAATCACCAAGCTGCTTTAAGAATGCATCAGGAACTGTATCGGTGTTGTTATAATCAACATGTCTTAATGTTGAAAATGCATCAAGAAACAGTTTGATTTCATCAAAAAAGCTTGCCCACATATAAAGCAAACTTAAAATTGTTTGGGTGTTACCAAGTGCCGCTGTGTTTGGTTCAGAACCATATTGTAATTCGTTTATTTGACCTTCTACGGTATCTAATGCAGCTTGTTCTTGTCCATATGTGAAATATTGTTTTGGTACAAGTTTTGTTATGATGCTTGGGTTATACCCATCATATTCTGCTGCGTTTGTCATTAGTGATTCACGATATGTAACAACTTCTGGTTGATCTGGAAACAATACTGGACAGTATCTTATATCTTCATAAATCATTGGAGATTCACCGAAATAAGATGCTGTTTGGATGTTTCTTACCTTTAAAGTGTTTAATGCATAACTGTTTAAAGTTCCATGCATACCTTTACCAGAATAATCTAACACGATATTTGAAACTGATCCACTTGGTTCATTAAACTTGAAATACAATCCCAAATCAGCTTGTGAATACAAGCTTTTGCTTTGATATTCAATCATTTCAGATGGTTGAATAATAGTTTTAAAATATCTGAATTCATCTAAAGCACCAGAAAATGTTGTTACTGGTTGGAAAAAAGGATTGGTTACGTTGCTTCCTGTTCCAATATAAAGTGACGCAGTAGCAAACAAAAGATCTTGAATTACAATTTGGCTACTTGAACTATAAAGCGTACCACTTACATACCCACGTAATTCATTTACTCCACTTGTTCGATCCCAAACAAATGTAACTGGTTGCCAATCACCTTTTGTCAAATTGATGGATGTTGACATTGAATTAACAGAACCTGAGCAAACATAAAAAGTTAACTCAGCTTGTGTTGTGCTTGCACTTTGAGAAAGAAAACAACCAAAACCATGTTGATTCCCACTGTTTAGTTTTTGAAAAATAGTTTGATTTTGGTTTGCTATTGTGGGAGCATATATTTGAAATTGGAATGTAACAGAACTTGAAAGAGGATCTATTCTGCTTGTTCCATTTGGGTTTTCAGTTAGAAAAGGGAACTCAGCACCAGCAATGTCTTTTACTGTTACCCATGTACCTTTAGTTGTTGTATCTCCAATGTTACTTCCAGAGAAGAACAAATAACCTTTGTTTTTCAACAAGTTATCATAAACATATCGTTCATAACCTGTCATTTGATCGAAAAACAACTCAGTTTCTTTTCGTGTTCCATCAAACGGATAACGATCAAAGATTTTATTGAACGCTGAATTGACTTTTACTTGAGCACTGTTGAAAAACACATGATTTTGAAACAAACTCCAATCAACGTTTAATTGTTGTGTTGATTTAATTCCAGAGCCTATTGGATCATAACGAAATGATCCTGTTTCTCCAACTGCTGTTTCTTCCGCAAATCTACCGTTAAATGTTTGAAAAGATGTTAAATCTCCATCAGGTGAGGTTAACCCACGAACAATTGTAGGTGTAAAAACACCGGGAGATAAACGTAACAGTCTTTGGGTAGGAGAAATAAGAGAACTCATGCAGTCACAACCTTAAATTTAAATCCTTGATTCTGAATCAAGTATGTTTGACCATTTGCTTCTTTTATCAGCAACTCAATTTCTAACACACGATTGATTGGTAAGTCTTGCATATACAATCTGAAATAGTTACCTTCACCGTCAACAGACATAAGTGTGCCAACATCATCAAAAGGTATGATTATTTCTTTTGAAAATGGATCTACTAATCTCCAGTACATTGTTTTAATAACAACTGGTTTTGAACGATAAGGCAAGTAAAAACTTCTTACTGTTGGATCAAAATCATAAGTGAAAGCATGAAGTGTAACTTCATCTGTATTAATATATTGTTCTTTAAGATCCAATATATTCACATTGTAATTTCGATTGCCAACAATATAAGAGTAACCTTGTAAGGGTTTGAATGTTAAACTTGACCCTGTAGCGAATATAACGGTATTATCTAGCGACTTCCAAACAGGCATAAAGTCAACAGAGCCATCAGGTTTAAACACCCCAGATAAGCCTGTTGTATTCTTTGCAAGATATACATCTGCATAATAACTTCCGGTTTGGTTTAATCCGCCAATTTGTATTTGAGAACCTGTAAAGCTTTGTGAGAAATAAGCCCAACTTGCAGAAGTATACAGTATTGATGCGCTGTGACTTATGCTGTAAGAAGAAGTTGTTACATATTGGCTTTGGCTTGCAATAAGTTCAAGAAGTAGTGAACCAGAGCCAGAAATATATGTACTGGCAGACAAAAAGTTTGTTGGTTGTTCAAACGGATAAAAATAAAGTCCAATTTTGTTTGGATAATCAAAGAATAATTGCGCTTGATTATCAATAAAACTATCGTTATATTTTACAATTAATTGTGGATGTAAATTTGTGTTTCTTGATTGTCTTGAGCTAAATCGTTTAACGAAACGAGTAACTGAATCTGATTCTTGTGATCCTGTAAAACTTAATCTAAATCCATAATCAGGTATATCCCCATTGAGTGTAGCAGAAACTGCTGTTGTTACGTCAATTAACAAGTCTTCATCGCCTCTTGGAAAGCTTTGAGAGAACCCTAGTGGAACATTACCAATAAGAGAAGAAGAAAGATAATAATCTGCATTAATATCTGTTATATCTGCACCATAACCAATTCCTCCACTTGTCCACGTTACAACAGTTGGATTAATTGAAGCTGTAAACCAATTTACAGCATCTAAATCACGGTAACCAATAACGTCATTTCCTCTTCCTTCATCCCAATCTTTTGCTAATGGATAAAGAACAAGAGTGAAGTTTGATGGAACAGTTTGTCCACCATATACGTTTTTCATTGACACATAACATTTGAAACTTGGATCATTGATATCAAGTATTGAACCTGTGATTGCCTTAAGACCATCCAAATTAAAATGAATAAGCCCACGGGATAATTCAATTCCAGATGTTCCACTTGGTACTGAAGTTGCATTATATAGCTTGAATATATCTATAGTACCTGCTTGACCAACGTTTGCATCTGTAGATGATGAAGTAGTTGGACGAGTGCTATAAATGATTTTGTTGGTTACGTAGCTATCTTTATCTGCTTTAAGGATACGGTACATTGCTTATCCCTAGAATGTAATTAGCTGCTTTATATAAATACAAAACAACATTATCAATGGCTTCGATGAGGTAGAGAGGGGAAGTTTTAATGGTCATATAGCTCGTCCAATTAAGTCTGAGCTGAAATATTTTATCTCAAACATTCCACCGGGAGGTGGAATAAGAATTGTGTTATTAATAAGATTAAAGTTCACATTGTAAGTTATATTGCTGTAAATTCTATCATTAACAACTCCGGTAATATTTGTTGCAACTATGTTTCTTACCGCCAACACGCCTACGTTGTTATAAATAATGTTTCTTATATCATCTAAGATTAATGGTTGATCCATTTGAAAGTTACCAATATTGAAATATTGAATTAGTTTTGCTTGAACATTTTGCAACACTTGTTGACGGTTAAATGTTGGATCAACAGTCATATCATAATTGATTTGCAAGTTGACAATTTGTCCATCTAAAATATCAATGGCATCTGTAATCATACGATATTGGTTTAAATAAGTTTTAAGATTGTTTTTAAGCATATCTGGTGCTAGCACAAGTTGATTTAAATCATTACGGCAAAGAATATAAAGCATTGCTGCATTTGGGTTGTTTGGGTTACTCCGAATAGAGCAACGATAAACACGACCAAAATTTGCGGGCAATGAATATATTCTTGCAATTAAATCTTCTTTACTAACAATTCTTGATTGAGCATTTCTTGCACTTGGAATTTGCAAGCGTAATTCATCTAATGTTGGTGGATCTGCACCACCTGTAGCTTGACTGTTATTGTTTGCATCAGCAGAAGCTCTTACGTCTGATGACGTAGTTGCTGATGGGTTGTTTGGAAATTCCATCAACAACGTGCCAATTTCTGTTATACTTTCTGGTGGAATATTGTGATTTAATCCACCACCAGCACGATAAACTACAGTGATTGTTACATCTGGTGCTATAGCGCCTAATGTCGCAGTTCTTAACAAGTTGTTTGGATCAATTGTAAAACGTGAAAAGTTCTTACGCCCGTAAAGTGGCAGAGCAGCCTCACTTGGATCAGGAACCAAATCTTCTCCAAGTGCATCAGCAGATCCTCCACCAAAAGTTAATGTTGTGAGTCTATTGTTCAATTCAGTTGTTCGATAAAACCTATATGGAGCAGGAACAATCTCTATGTTTGAATCAACATAAATTTCATTTGGTGGAACTGCTGTTGTTGGTTGTCGGTTTCTAACTTCTCTAAACACTGTATCTTGGGTTAAGAAGCCTACTTCATAGTAAGTGTTTCCATTTGAATCTGTAACAGAAATAATATCTGATACATCTCTTGTGCTTAAAGTAATCCGTTTAAATGGTTCAAATCCTGTAACTGTGAAACTTTCAGTGGTAGTTACACTGGAAAGAGAATTCCCTGTAGCAGAAAAAACATAGTTTACAGGAATTCCATTTTGATCAACGTCACCATTAACAAAGGTAATACCGTTAGCTGGGGAACCATCACTTTTTGTAAGTGTCATGTCTACATCTTCAATAAGTTGAAATTGTATACCACGATTGGAATTTAACAATGTTCCTTCTTTGATTATAGGCAATGCATTGTTATCATATGGTTGGTTACCTGTTGGATTGTTTGTGGTAGCTGGAATCCGTACATAGAATGTTATAGGACAAACGGCAGGAGCAGCACCAACAATGTCAACCCCAGCTTCTCTTAAAAGCTTTTCAAGGTTCTTTGATTCAACTGCTGTTTCGGCATTAAGCTCACCAAATTGGTGATCTAAGTAAAAGCTTTGAACGTCACCAATATAAGACGCTAACTCAAGCAATAATCCACCAAAACTGTTTGCTGAAAAGTCTTGAATACGATTTGGAAAAAACGTTCTTGAGTATTCTTCTAAATCAGTACGAAAAGCATCAAAGTCTTTATTAAGATATTTTCTTGCTTTGATAAGTTGTTGAATATTGCGTCTGGAATCAACAGTCATTTTTAACGTTACCTTTATCTTAGATATGATACAAACAAAATTTAGTTTAGCTTACGGCAAACGTTATTTGTAATCTTGCGTTTGTTACTTGTGCTCTTGGAACACTATAAGCTATTATTATTCTTACAACACCTAAACCAAATTGTGAAGTTAATGGTTCATTTGAACTTTCGAAACCTTCTAATTGAACAAAAGGCATCCATTTTGATACTGCATTTGAAATCCTTTGCATTGCTGCTTCATCAAATGCATCCTTTCCAAGCTCATATTCAGTTACTAATGGACCAAGATTAGCACCATAATCATATAAAGCTAATCGCTCACCCCAGTTAGTCATAACCAAATCACGAAGATTGTTTTTTATTGTGTCTGAAACTGAATAATGCATACCAAGTAAGCCTTCATTGTCTTGCCCAAGGCGAACAGGAGTAATAATCCCAATAGGCAGTGGAGTCGAGGCAATGGCTCTTTGCTGTGTAGTAAAGGCTTCTCCAGTAATACCAACGCTTTTAAAGTTTATCATGTTATATAATTACAACCCAAAACGCCGACGTACTTCATCGAACGTTTGTTCGCTCGCTTCCCATTGTGGGGCAGCTTGTGCAGTTTGGGATGATTCTTCTACTTGTGACGATGTTACTACGTCATTACCCCCGTTCGGTTGTATGTTTTTAAGATTTATTTCTTGTTCTGTTTCTTCGCCAGAGCCAATCGCATTCTTTTTCAAAAATTCATCAAAGGTAATACCTTGAACATCTGGTTCAGTATTACCAGAAATTTCTTTGGTTTTTGATTCCAAAACATTAGCTTGATTTACTCCACTTGCTTCTAGGTTGCTTCTAACTCTTTGATTTACAAATTCGTTGTTTGTTAGGTTTGAAAACTCATTGTCTGCATTGGTTAATTCTGTGCTTGTTTCACTACAAAGAGGGAAAAAAGAACCGATAATCGGCAAAGGATTCAATAAACTCTTAATAAGACACCAAATTAATTTAATAATGGCAAAAGCAATACTAAAAGCTAAAGCTTTAACTGGATCTGCATTTGGTTGTACAGGCAATATTACAGGATTAAGAGGAACTTTAAACGCAGCAAACAATGCGTTACCTAAACCTTGAGCAGCAGCATTCAAAGGAGGTGGCAAAGCAGTTAATGCAGCACTAGTAATTTCGTTTTTTACAGTGTTTGTTGCTTTGTTTTTAACATCTTCTGCTGCTGCGCTAGCCACTGATGTTAAAGCAGCTTGAGCCCTTGCTATAGCATCTTGTGAATTTGGAATATCTGGCATAGGTTACACTCAAAACGATAAATAGAGATATCGTTTATTGCCCAAATATTTTAGCAGATCTACTCTTATAAACAGCTTTGTTTGTTTTTTCACGATTAGTTGCTATGTTGGTAGACAAACTTGAATTAAGTGTTTTTGCTGCGGTACTTAATGGAACCCATGCTGTGTCTGGATTTGCTGGAATACAAACACTTGTGCCGGGAGCTCGATTCAATGCATCAACCAATCCAGAATAAGCATTCTGTAATGCATCAATTTGACGTTGTAAGCCTTCTACAACGTTTTTAAATTCACTCCACTTGATATAAGGTTAG